GCCGGCGTGTCATCTCTTCGGCATGCGCATTCTTCGCCGCGGCGATCGCCTTCGGCACTGGAAATCCGTATTTCGAGAAATCGAATTGCGCCAGCGCTGCGGCCCGTACCGGCTCATCGACTACATCGGCGAGGCCGAATTTGACGGAATCTTCGGCGCTGAGCCAGGTTTCGGCGTCGAGCATCTCGACGAGTTTGCCACGCGCGAGCTTCTCCCCGGTCTTGCGCAGATATGTCACGATCGAACTCTGCGCCATCTGGTCGAGGTCATCGGCGGCCTTGCGCATGATCTTGGCGTCCCCTGCGGCGAACATCCAGGGGTTGTGGATGAACATCATCGCGTTTTGCGGCATCTCGACGCGATCGCCGGCCATCGCCACGACCGAGGCTGCGGAGGCAGCCACGCCGTCGATGCGCACGTTCACCTTGGCTTTCAGCGTGCGCAGGAAATTGTGGATCGTGATTCCCTCGAAGAACTGGCCACCAGGAGAATTGATGCGCACCTTTAACTCGTCATCGCTGCCCAACTTGAGCGCCTTGATCTCCTTGACCAGGTCCTCGGCCGCAACGCCACCGCCAAAGAACCCGCGGCCGATCTCGTCATAGATGAAGACCTCGGCGATGTTTCCCTGCTTGGCCTGGACGCGGAACCACTGGCGCGTCCCGACCTGTGCATCATGCGGCTTGGGCATCGTCATCTCCTGATAGGATCAGTCTTTCGAGCGCCTCGATCTTGCGCGCCTGCAGCTCCGCAGGCGCGATGTTCTGCTCCTCGGCTATGAGGTTGAGCTGCTGCGCCAGTCCGCAGTATCGACCGGCAAGTTCGGATGTCACCCCGAGCCATTCGCACATCGAAGAGCGCACTTCGAAGTAAGTGTCGCTACGCCTCGATTGTAGTAGCCGCGATTCGAGGCGGACCACCCGCTCGACCCCCGCGCGCGCGCGGCCTCGTTGCGCCGGCGTAGGATCGGCAGTCCCCGGAGGCGGGGGCGCGGGCAGCGCGGGCTGCGCAGATGTCTGGACTGCCTGCTTTCCGAGGTCCTCGGCTCGCGTCATGTTCGCCGGAACCATGTAGACGTTGCCGATTTTCGCCGGCAAAGGATTGCGATCCTCAAGCTCAAGCACGTCATTCGCTGACATCCACCCGTATGAACGTGCGATCTGATAAGAGTCAAAACGCGCCTTCTGGTCGCCGCGCAACAAGCCATCGACGACATGTTTTGTATAGAACAGGCTCTGCTTCCGAAACAGCTTCCGGTTGAACTCCTGCTCGAAGCGCACCAGCCAGGGGCGGATCGTATCGACGACCCACTCGATGTTCTGGTGCTCGATGTTAGAGAACGTCGCGTGCGTCAGCTCCTTCAGCTTGTGCACCGGGATATTCAACCAGCGCGCCCATTCCTCGACGCTGAACCGCCGCGACTCGATCATCTGCGCCTCTTCGTGCGTCGGATTGATCGAGTTGAACTTGATCCCTTGCTGCAGGATCGCTATGCGGTGCGCGTTCGTGAGGCCGCTAAACTTCGTCGCAACCTCATTCTTCAGTTTCTCGAATTGCGGATCGGTCAGCACGCCCGGCGTTTCGAGGACGCCGGTGACGGTGCCGCCATTCTTGAAGAACTTACCGGCATACTGATCCTGCGCGGAATTCAGCCCGATCGACTCTCGCGCCAGCTGGATCAAACCGTAGCCGCAGACGCCGTCGTACCCGAGCCCGGGAATGTGCAGCACGTTCTCCGGCTTCAGATATCTGACTTCCTTCTCCCAGGGGCGCACCTCGAACCACAACTGCATCTGATCATCGCGCACCGGCCGCGTCTGCGTCGGCAAAAGCGGCCAGATCTCCATCGGGTTGCCGCGGCTGTCCCATAGGATCTCACCGTAGGCATTGCCCCTCGCGATCGCATGCATCACCCAGGACTGACGCAAAGACATCGCGGTCATTTCCGGGTTCGGCTCGGTATGCAGCAGCCGATGCGCCGGATGCTGCTCCCAAACGTCTCTGCGCGCGCCGTCCTTCTTGTACACATTCAGCGGCAGCGAGCCCACGGTGCCGGAGATCATGTTGAGGCCGCAGTAATAAGCCGACAGCCCCAGCGCGATCCCTTCCGAAACGCGGACACCGGACGAAGCATCGCGCCCGAAAAGTGCCTCAAGAAACCAGGCCGCGGGCGAACGCAGCGTCGTCAGCTCGGCGCGCGGCATGAAGCGACCGAGGAACCGCTGGACGAGGTTCACGTTTCGATCATCCTGATTTCTCCGGTGAACCGCGCGCCGCTCAATGCCTGCACGCGCGCTTCGCACATGCAGAGCCCGACCGGGCCGTCGATCTTGTTCTCGGGCTTTTCCTTGTTCGGATAGATGTTGTCCTTGTGATCGCGATGGCAGACCACGTTGGAGAACATCCAGTCGAGCACCGGATCGCCGTTGTGGCGCAGCCGGCCCTGGAGCACGAGCTCCTCGATGCGTTTCATCGGCTCGGAGAAGTTCAGCACGGTCGGGCGGATCTCGACCATCTGGAATCCTTCCTCGAGCATCTCGCCGGCGAACTGCGTGAGCTGCGCAGGATCGAAGGGCACTTCCTTGACGACGTTCAGCGCCGCGTCGGCGCGCAATCCGTCCTTGACCGCCTCGACATCGACGACCGCGCCATCGGTCACCTGGATCAGTCCCTCATTCGCCCAGGACTGCAGGTGCTCGTTGCCTTTCATCTCGATCAGGCGCCGCGGCACGTAGTATTTGCCGAAGACGTAGTGCACGCCATCGCGCACGATCAGCTTCATCTTGGCGAAGATGTCGGTCTTGAAGGCGGCGTCGAGCGCGACCACGCAATCCGCGCCTTTAAATTCTTCTTCGCGAAGTGCCGAATCCCCGCACTTCCCGTAAGCCACCATGTCCATCCAGGCAACGTCGGCGCCGAGCCACTGGCTGCAGCGCTTGGTGCGGAACTCCGACTGCTCCGAAGGCATCGTGCGCGCCTTCTGCGCCGAGGCGCGCAGGTCCTCGAGCAGCGTCTTCGCATACTGCGCGTTGTGGACGGCGAGTAGCATCGGGTTGGCCTTCGGCCATACTCGCTCGTCGGACCATTCATCGTCTTTACGCCACGCGATCCTCTTTTCCTCGTCTACCTCGAGGCCGCGCGCGCGCGCCTGAATGACGGCTTGAGGCGTACCGCACGGCTCGGGCGCATAGTCCACGTCGAGCGTGAAGATGATGCCGAAGTAGGTCTCGTCCTCAGCGCGACCGCCCTTGACCTTGTAGCCCATGCCGCCGTGCCGGTGCAGCACGGCATTCAACAGCTTGATGACATAGCTGCGCTGCGCGTAGCACACGCCGGCCCGGTCGGTGCCCGCGGTCGTGATGCCCACGCCGAGCGGCTGCGATCGCGCACCGGTCGAGCTGTCCAGCACGTCGTAGAGCCGGCGGTCCTTCTGCGCGTGCAGCTCGTCGCCGATGAACCCGCTCGTGTTGAGTCCGTCGAGCGATCCGTAATCCCGCGCGAGCGGTTGGAAGATGCCGGCGGTCAGCGCGTTGAAGATGCGGCTCTTGTTGAAGCCGATGCCGAGCGTTTTGAATTCCGGCTCGCGGCGGACCATCTCCGTCGCAACTTCCCACACGATCTTCGCCTGGTCCTTCTTCGTCGCGAAGGTGTAGACCTCGCCGCCCTGTTCGCCATCGGCCGCTAGGAGATAGAGCCCGGTGCCGGCTAGGTCGGTGCTCTTCGTGTTCTTGCGCCCGACTTCGATGTACCCGCGGCGATAACGCCGCAGGCCCGATTCCTTCAGCACCCATCCGAACAGCATCGTGTTGCAGAAGACCTGCCAGTCCTCGAGCACGATCTTCGGATAGATGAGGCGCCCTTCCTGCAGAGTCGGTTTCGCCCAGTCGCCTTTGATGTGCGGCAGGAGCTCCTTGAACTCGCAGATCCGCGCGGCCTTCTCGTGATCGAAGCGATACGGCCACTTCGCGTCGCGCTCGCTGCGCATCAGGTCGTCGAGGTGACGCTGACACGCGGCCTTCACAAACTTACCGGCGAGGATCTTTCCGGCAACGATCTCGCGCGCCCAGCGAGTCGCGCGCTCAGCGAAACTGAGCGGCGCTACGTCGCCGCGAACTTTCC